CTGACGTCCGCATCCGCGAGCTTGAGACAGCACTCGCCGAACTAGTTACCGCCTTGGAACTGCAAGGGCTGCATAACCGGCTAAATGCGTGGACCAAGATCCAAAAGCGGCTGTCAGGCGTACTGCCAGAAATCCCCACCAGCGGCTCGGGGAATAACCCGTGATCGCTTTACTTCTTATCGCAGTGCTTCTACTCGCCCTTGGAGCCGCGACGTTCTCAGTCGCAATGGGGCCTAAGCAATGACCGCTAAACCCCCGTGGGACCACGTTTACGCGGAATATGATCGTCTGGAAACGCGTATCCGCGAACTTGAGGCTGCGCTAGTTGTGAGGGACTCTGCCAACGTCAGTCTGTACGCGGCGCTGGCGAAAATCGCCGCCGAGGACGCTCCGCGCAATTACACCATGGCAGAGATGCAGGCTATCGCTTTAAAGGCGATGACATCTTTGGAAACGAAAGGAGAACATGGATGATCGTGAAACTAATCAACCTGCCGCATGTGATCTACCAGGAATCGTCTGAGGATGAGATGGCGAACGAGGCCATCAGCGTATACATCGACAACGGCGACACGCTATGTCTTCAACAGCGCGAGAACGTCATCGTACTGAATCGCGAGACTGTTCCCGAACTGTGCAAGTTTCTCAAAGGCTACGCGACAGTTCCGAACCGGGGAGGAAAGCCTTGAAAGCATCGAAAGCAGATATCGACAAACTGAAGGAGGAGAGTGACCGCCATCAGTGGTACGCCTGCCTGGCGCTTGAGCGCGCCTTCGCTGGTGGCCACGGTCAGCGCGGATCATTGGACTGGACGCAGGTTGCCGAAGCTGCCTATCACGCTGGTGCAGCCAAGGCGATCTACGATCGTCGCAACATCGTTGAGTGACGCAGGAGAGTCTGGTGGCTAAATGGAGTCCGTTCCGCAAGATCCGGTTTTGGGTCGTCTACGATCCTGCCAAGAAGCAGATCGGCGAACCAGCCAAGTACAAGTACCAACTATCGGTGCCGAGCAAAGACAGCGGCAAGGTCATCGTGGAGATGACTGGCTTCTATCCTGCCTCAGCACGTACTTCACCAGGTGTCAAGCCATGAGAATCAACGTTTACAGCCAGGAATTGACGGCAGAAGTTCTGAAGATCACGAAAGAGAGCAACACCGGCATTGTCTACCATGCCGTGCAATTCGTGCTGCACTCATCGGATAAGCTCCACCATCCGCCACAGGACGATGACCGCAGCGCCGTGACGTTCTGGCTTCCACAGTCGCAGCGCGGCTTGGAGGACTTCAAGAACGCGCTAGGTAAGGCGTTGAGCCTGGTGGACGTTGAGTATCAAAAGCTCGACACGATCAACGGCGCTGATCGATTCGCAAGGCATCTGATGCGAACGTCCGAGCAGCGTCTCAAGGACCAAAAGTGACAGCACGTCAATCCGCCTCTGAGTCTAAGACATGAAACACTGCAAGAACTGCGGCAGCACCGGCCTCTACAATTTCCGCTTGGATTCCGACTGGGGCGCTAGCGGCTCTTTCACGCCTGTCAATCCAGGCACACCGGGACGCGATCGCTGCGACATGGATACGTTCGTCTGCGTGAGCTGCTATACCGTCGGCGACGACATCTGTATCCCGAGCAAAATGCCACAGGCAAATCCACTCTATAAATCCAAAGGTGGCGAATGACATATACGGATAAGAAAACACTGACGATCTGCGTAGGCGGTGTTGCCGTTGCGGGATGGAATCATGAACTCATCGCCCTTATTTTATTGCTCGTGGTCATTGCCTGTTGGACATGGCTACCTGAGTCAACTCCCAATCCAGAAGGAAACCAAAAATGAGCATCCTGCCGACTCGCGAGGACGAAGCCTACGCAAGAGGGCTGAAGCACGGCTTCGATTCCGCGAGCGAACTGAGGTGGTACGAGTACCCCGGATCGGCCCCGGCGCCTAACGGAGACGGCCGCTGCATCGTCTGGATCGTCACGCCTGACGGCATGGCCTACATCGGCCTGCGCCGGTATGCGTGCGAGGGTGACGATTGGGGATGGTTCTCAGGTACCACACGCGAGTCCGGAAATGTCACGCATTGGATGAAGCTGCCGCCAGCGCCTTGGCTAGTCGGTTCGCGCAAAGTGCCACAGTCCGATGGACGTGCGGAGCATGAGTAACCCCTGCATGAGATACGGCATGCCCTGCGATGCCGGGACGGAAGGTGATTGCCGTTGCTATAAACAATTTTGGAGGTCGAGCCATGAGAATCAATGTGTACAGCCAGGAACTAACGTCCGAGGTATTGCCGATCAGCAAGGAAAGCAACACGGGGTTGGAGTATCACGCGATTCAATTCGTGATGCACTCCTCGCCGATGCTCCACCATCCGCCGAAGGACGATGATCGCAGCGCCGTGACATTTTGGCTGCCAAACTCTCGGCGCGGCGTGGACGCGGCCTTGCAGATGTTCGAGAAGGCGGCAGAACTTTGCAGGCAGCGGCTCAAAGATGCGGTTGGCTCTCCTGCCAGCGGAGGAACTGTCGATGAGTAGGCTGCCACCCGAATCACAGGCACCAAAGCAACGTCGCACGGCGGAACTGCGTCGGGCCATATTTGAAGCCGCCGACCACTTGGCGCTGAATCACAACAATGGGCTGCCTACGGATGAACTGATGCGCAACGTTGTGCTCGCCGTCAATCGATATCGGCAGCACAGATGGCCAACCAGCGGATTAGGTGGCACATGAGATATTGCCAATGGTGGGGCGAAGGGAAAGGTCAATGCTGCTTGCCTGAAGGACATCCGAGCGGCCACGCTTTCGACTGTCAGATATGCGACGGCCGTGGAGTTAGGCGCGGAAAAGTGTTCGGTATCAAAATCGAATGCGAGACGTGTAACGGCACCGGCATAGAACCAACCTCACAATCTGATGCCGGTGGAGACTCAAAATGACATTCTGGATCTTACTTTTCGTTTGCTTACACGGCGCCCAGGGCTGCGAATACAGCAAAGCGGCTACCTTGCGCCTTGACTCTCGAGGCTCGTACAGCACGCTTAAATCATGCCGCAAAGAGGCAGATGCCATTACCTCGCGGTACGGCGATTCTGATATCTACGGTCGCTGCCTAGAAGTGCGCACGCCCACGCCGACTAAAGGTTGAAGATACCGGCGAGTGCAGTCCATAACCGCGCATCTTGTCGTGCATGAAGGTGCGGTTCATGCCTACAGCGCGAGCTGCGGCTCTGACGGATCCGTACTCTTTCAGCGCGTCCTCAATGAACTGACGCTCGAACTGCTTCAGCGCCTCTTTCCAAGTCACGCCGCCATCACTTAACCGTGAGAGTGACAGTGCCTGGTGCGACGGCGGCAAAAGTTTTTGACCCGACATTGCTCTGCCCGCCCTCGATACCGCCAGCTACAGCTGTCACGGCCCAGAAATAGGTTTGGTTGTCGGTAAGACCTGTGCTGATAGAACTGGTCAGCGTCGTCACCCCAGTAGCCACCTTGGTCAAGCTCGTGGCGCTCGTACCCTGATAGATATTATAGGTAACTGCCACCGTGCTGGGGATGGTCGTACCGTCCACATAGGTAGTAACCGCGGTCCACGTGAGGGTGGCGGTGGGTGGCGTCTGGGCGAGCGCCAGCGTCGTGAATAGAGCAAGAAACAGGGCAAGATTTTTCATTTTTCTACCTTGGGTTGGCGGCTAGCGGTGAGAAGTCCATGGTTGCCCCAGTTGCCAGAGGAAACGTTGGCTCTGGGAAAGACGCGGCGATCCGCTGCAGGAGTTTGATTTCCTCCTGCAACAGTCGCTCGATCCGGTGAGCCTGCTTGCGCTCCTCCGACATACCCTGTTCCGGGTACTCGAAGATGATCATTTACGCCTTCTTAGCGGCTGCGGCTACCGCCGGGTTCGCGGCTGCTGAGGCAGGCGTCAGAACCATTGACGCGCCAGTGGCCAGTGGGAAGGAAGGCTCTGTCAAGGTGAGCGCAATTGACGAACTAGGGTTCCCGGTGGCGACAATCGGCGCTCCGGTCGAATCCAAGGAGGTGTATTCGACACTCGCCGAGACGGTAATCCCGTCCGATGAGACCGGTAGCGAGGTTGTCAGAGCGTAGGGTGCCGATGTGAGCACCTGGGCCGGTTGCGCCGCTCCAGTGCTGTCGGTAACGACCGCAGAGATGCCTCCAGCCGTGATTCCAGCCGGAAGCGCAGTGTTGGTGATATTTGGCGTGATGACTACGGATACTAAAGTTGCGGACATGAGGAAATTCCTTTGAAATGTGTGGTTTCGATCAGATGAAGACTAATACTCTCTATTTAACAGTTGACGTGTAGGACAATCGCTCTACTTGCCAGCAGCGGCTGCCGTCGCGATCGAGGCCGATAGAACCGCGCGATCGATTCCGTACTTGTTGAAAATGGCCGTGATCGTCGCGGCCGGCACCACTCCGTTGGTGGTCTGGGCGGAAGTGATGGCCGTCACGAGTTCCGGTGCTGCTTGAAGCAGGCCCATCAAAATAGTCACAATTTCTGACACTGGCATTACGGCGTGCTCACTGGTGCAAGGCAGCTATCGATCGGTTGTTTGGCGGCTGCTGTATTGAGGCATGCCTGCACAGTCGTCAGTAGCGTCACCACGGTGGCAATTTGCGCGTTGGCACTGGTGAGATTGCCTGCCTGATACGCATTGTTGGCAAGCGTCAAGGTTGCGTTGATGCCATCGGTGATGGTCAGCAGCTTCTTGGCCTGGGCACTGGTGATCGTGCCCTGCTGCAGCAGCGTATTGGCTGTGAGCACGATTGCATCATCGGCGGTCTCGGCGGCGGTAAGCGCCTGCGTGAATGTGCCAGATGCACTGGTGGTGGCGCATGCGGTGAGCAGCAGCGCGATCAAAAACGAGAGTCTGATTGGCATTACTTTCCCCAAGGTTTGGCTGGATCGACGATCGGCGCAGATGCTGCTGCTGGCGCTTGAGAGATAGGCATAGCAGCTACTGCGGCAGAAACCGTGGCCGGATGGGCAGCAGCAGACGCCTTAGTAAGAGTGAGCGGCTGAAGGTTCGAGCGTGCCCGCCAAATGGTGCCAAGCACTGGGGCGAGCACCGCGATTGTGCCGAAGATTGATTCAACAGCAGTCTGGATTGCCGCCAAACTGGTTAGACCGAAGGTGTTGGCGACCTTGGGCGAAATTGCCGCAAGAGCCGATACGAGCGTCACCACTTGCGCGATCTGAACCTTTGATTGGTACCAAGGGACTGCTGGCGCAGGAACTGGGGTAGGTGTTGACATAAAATCTCCCTATGGAATGCTCGGATCACCTGGAATCAGCAGCGCATCTGACACTAACATAGCAGCACTCGCTAGCGGTCCTAAGTACTCGATAACATACGCCAAATATCCGGCCGAGTCATTTTCCGTTGGCGGGGCGTAGGTGTAAATCAACTCTTGCAAGTTCCAACCACGTGCGGCGTCTTCTTTGAGCTGCAATTCGAGGTCGTCCCACCCATCCACTGGGTTATCAATCTGGCCGATAGCATTGGGAGCGTCTGCCGTATGGAAGGAGTGCGGAGAGTGTCGAAGATCACCCGGGTTATTGTCTCGGTTTGGTAGGCTTCCTGGAACGAAGAATCCTTCTTCATGGGCGATAGCCTCTGCTAGTTTTGTCATCGCTTCAATTCCCATCCGTGACTGACAAGCATCAGCCACGCAAAAGCCACCAACGCAGCGGCGGCAATTGCTCCCAATGACCATTTGCCGAAGGTCTGGAACTTCTCATCCAGCCATTCCTTTAACGCATCCTTCATGGCTTCCTTGATCAGGTCCTTCTGCATCTTGACGCGAAGGTCGATTTCGTCGTTATCCACGATAGTGATCCAAGTGACAGCGGGTAGCATTCATGATTGTCCGTATTGTGTACCAATACCGAATGTAAGCCAGCTTCTCATGCTTTTACTGTCGGATAGCGCACATAGCGGATGTAGGACTTGCTTAGTTAACGCCAGCGAGCGCCGCCATACCTGTACTCACAGGAACCGGTCTAAATGCTGAACACTCATTTTCAGGTACGACTGAGCGTTATTGTAGTTGGTGAAACTCACATTCAAGTTTCCGCCAGATGAGGCAAAGGACACGGTTGAGACGGTGCCCACGGTGGATGAAAGTCCAGCAGTCGTTGTGGCAAGATTAGGCGCACTGCCAGCAATCTTATAACCCGTGATGATGTACTCGTTGTTGGTCGCACTTCCACCCGAAGCCCAGTTCAATACCGCATGTATGGTTATGCGAAGCGCGAAGGACTGACCATCGTACTTCGACAGATCGACCGCGACGGGAGCGGCAGTTAAGTCTCCGAGCTTGGTGAATACATCGGTGTCCGCCGTGGTGCGAACCACAAAACCCGGATACCACTGCGGGGAGCCACCAAAGTTGCCGAAGAAATCTCCGCCTAGGTGCAGCCGACCAGGAAGTCCAGTTTGAACGGAGAGAATATTTATGGCTTGGGGAGTCTGCCCTGGTTGAGCAAAGGACCAATCGCCCAAGTTGCCGCGAATGGTGATGTTGTCGTACACATCGGTGGTGGTCGTATTGAGAGATCCCCCTGGGGCGAGTGAGCGAAACTGGACCGGGAAAGGGGTGGTACCGGTCACTGTCGGGTCTGCATAAGTCGCACCCGATAGATCCAAGTCTATATCCACGTTGCTGATCGTGCCGCCTACCGCAGAGACAGCTACCGCAAATCCTGAACCAGTCCCACCGACACTCGCAGCCGCGCAGCTGAGACTATCGCTGGTCAGATACCCGTTACCGCGGTTACAAATCCATACTCCCGCGACCGCCCCACTCACGATCTCAATGGTTGCGGTAGCGCCGGTTCCCGTGCCTCCCGTGAGCGGTACATTCGCATACCAGCCGCTCACATACCCTGACCCGGCAGTGATCGCGCCAAATCCGGTAATGCCGAGATTCGCAAGGGTTGATTGCGACTCGAAGTTCACAAGGGAGCCGAATTGGGTCAGAAAGCCGTGGAAGCTCACCCGGATCTTGATCCCAGAGGTATCGCGGGTGTAACGCTTTATATCGAGCGTCGCGTTGGCACCGACCGAACTAGCATCGTGCCAAATGTCGTAGGTCATGTTCATGCCGGTGATCCCATAAGGGAACCCTGCGCGGCGGCAATTATTCACGATCACGTTGCCCGTAACAGCATCGCCTTGGTTTTGAAGGCTAGGGGTGCCGTAGTAGCACGTATCGGCCTTCAAGTTAGAGAAGTGGATTCCGCGCACTCGCCCGGTGCCCGTGGTCAGTACCGCAGCAAAGGGGCCTAAGACGTTCTGCGTCTCCACATCTTTCAGGTGAATGCCCCCGCAGTCATTCGATGTCGTGGTGGTCGGGTACACACACCACGGACCTTGGAAATCGACCGAAATATTGGCGCCTGTATCATAGAAGCGCAGGCTATCGAAAGTGACTTGGTTGCAGTCCTGAAGCAAGAAGATGACCGGGATGCTGGGAGTCGGCGTATTACTGACTATCCTGGCGCGTCCTCGGATAGTCACATTGCTCATCGCGCTCATCGTAAAGGCGGTGACTCCGGTGGGTCCACCCGCTGCCGGGACCACAAAGTAATCCACCCCGGGCTGGAAAACTATTTCGCCGCCGCCTTGCTGTTTGATGACCGCAATCGCATTCGTGATCGCTGTCGTCATGTTAGTCGTGCCGGGCGTCGTGTTCGTGCCGTAACGATCTACATAGCCCACCGGCCAGAAAAAATTCACCGGCGTGACGCCTGCGGCGAGTTCCGCTGCGGTCTGGGGGTAGAGGATGGAGCCAATGCCTGCCTGGGTCGCAGATGCAGACGACGACACTATTTGCCACGCTGTTCCGTTGTACTGCAGGATCAGTGGCACAGGTTGCATCTCGCCACCAACGAGCGCAGATCCTGCGATAGTTTGGATCGCAACAGCGCCGGTTCCAGCGAAATTAAACGTGGATGCCCCAGTGTTGACGTGTGTAGGCGTGATCCGCACCGCTACGCCTGCGGCAAGTGCTGGCGCAACTGCTGGATTTGGTATCAGACTCGCAAGTGTCGCGACATACGCATTAGTCGCGCCAGAATCTACTCCGAAGAAATACGCTTTCGAGTAAAGCTCGGTGGAGTTGGTGTTGAACGCGTTCCACGGAACTTGGCCGCGAGAACCGGTGCCATCACCGGCAACAACACCAGTGTTGATTACCGTCTGTGTCATGGAACTGGCGTCGGCACGCCGGGTTGCTGAAGCACTGTGAAGCCTGATACGACTATGGTCACCTGAGTCTGCGGCAACACCATCGTTCCTGCAGGGATTGATTGGCTGATAACGTACTGCGGCAGCACAGATGTGGATAGCTGAAACGTTGGGCACGCGATAAAGAGGCCAGCATCAAGTATGGCGAGTTGAGCGTCGTAGTAGAACTTGCCAACGACATTTGGCACAGCAACCGGCACCGGCACCGGAGCAGGCCCTTGGCTAACCAGCAAATTGGTGTACGACCCTGGGACAGCGGCCGTCAGTAGCTGTCCCCATCCGCTGATGACGTATCCGACCGGTACGAGAGGATCAAACACTAGAGTAATTGTCACGTTCTTGCCGGCAGCGGCAAATGCCGCAACGGCTGCTTCAATCGTCGTCGGCTCGTACCCATCAGCAGTCCAGCCGTAGAAGCCGTCCGCAGTCCACTGATTGAACCCGTCAGCTGTCCAGAAATTAACCGTGTTTGGTGGAGATGGCTGGGCGGTCACGGATCACGCGTAGGAGACGGTCACGGCACCGGTTGTCATTCCAGAAACCGCTATGAAAAGTCCGATGTGGGCCTGCACGTCAAACGTGAATGTTTGCGGAACGACCGTGGTCGCCGTGATGATTTTAGCTATCACAGTTCCAGATGTGGAAGTGCCGTCATATACCGTAATCGTGTTTGCTGTTGAGTCGGCGGCTACTGTAATGGTGTGCAGCACGCCAAATATAAGCGGCTGGCTCGCTGCCTGTGCTGCATTTGGTCCGCACACACCCAACTGCGTGCCTGCGGTGTTCGCAACAATGACCGCAGGAGTGCATGCAAGTCCGGTCGAATATGGAGCGCTCATTTGTCTGTCTTCAGCGGTCCGAGGCGCCGCTTGGTTCCTACCGGGACTGGCATAGCTAAAAACTGCGAAATGTCAGGAGCCGGGCCGTTAGTGTCAGCGTAGCCGCCACCTGGCTTACACACCGGAGAAGAGAACGGCCTATAGATGTGTTCGCCGTTTTGCTGAATCTCACGCGGGCGATCATCAGCGCCGTTGTTTCCCAAAGAAGAAACCCTGATTGGCGCGTCGATGTCCCACGTGCCAATGCCGAGTGGCGAATCGTGCTTCTCAAGTTCGCCAAATTTATGCTGCATGCGAACGCCGCGGCGGAAGAAATCGTTTTTCATGTGATACTCCTAGAGTCCATCTGGGTCGAAGTCTTCGACCTTGTCTGTAATTGCATGCTTGCACTTCTCCCAGCCAACAGCGCTGTTTATGATCTTTACCTGTACGTCTGCCGGATGATTTCCTATTTCTTTCAACATTTTCTTTATAGCTCTGTCTATCTCTTTGTTAGGAGATTCTTCTTGCTCTGAGTCGCTCATTCCACGTGACTCCACCGCAAATTACGTCGCAGCAGGCTCACGTAAGATTCGGAAACGCCAAATCTAGCGGCGGCGACTCGGAGAGGATCTGTCGATTTTCTTATTTCCAAAACAGTGGTCTGATCCAACTTTGAATCTCTACGGCGCGAGCCGTGCTGATGTCTACCTTTTGAAACGCTATCTTTCCGGTTGTCAGCATTTGTTCCCAGGAAAAGATGGTCCGGATTTACGCATGAAGGGGTATCACAACGATGCAGGACCTGCAGTCCAGCAGGTATCTCTGCAACATTGAGTATCCAAGACGCTCGATGCGCTTTAATCATCCGTTCCCCTGCCTTGCCTCTCGCAATGTGTCCGTAGCCGTCCCGGTCGCGCCACGCGGTCCATAGCCAACATCCGGTCGAGGCATCGACCTTATGCTTGGCGTCGAATCTTTCCCTTAGAGTTTTCATCACGATTGGCTCACAGTTTTACCCCAAAGACACCCATTATGGCAAAACACCGTGGTTTCGCCGATATTGCCCACTTACACTGGGATCGCCAGTCAAAGGAGACGCACATGAACAAGTCGGTCACAACGCAAACTTTCATCATCACCGTCGTCATCGGCGCCGCGCTCATTTACGGATACCTCACACTCAATGAGTACGTGCAGGAGGTGGCCGGAGCGCTTAAGTTGATCATGGGCTATTGAGCCACACCGGTATCATCTGATGGCGCCACGCCAAGTGCGGCGCCGGCTATAGGCGCAGATTTTCCGATCGGCTTGTATGGACCGCCCTTCTTGAGAGCACGATTCTGCAGGAACTTAAGTACCGGTTGAGAGTACGCGGCAGACACTGGCGCCGCTACCACTGCTTTCAACAGACCTTCCATGGCAGCCAATCGACCTGGGGTACCAGAATCAGGCTCAGTATTTCCGATAACGCTCTCCACTGCCTCAGCCTCTTTCTGCCCAGGAGCCGTACCGCTCGCATATCGCTGCTTGCCTTTCGATGTGTCCCGCGCTTTGATGGCGCGCAGCTTCTGCGCTGGCGTGTATCCTCCTGCACCTTTTGTCGAATATAGAGACGCTTGGCTTGAAGTCTTGAATTTCGCGTAGCCGCGATCAACTTTGTCCAATTCTGGAGCAAGCACCGGATTCTCGCGCTTGAGCATGGCCTTCATCTCTGCGCTGACCTGCTGTAAGGCCTGCGCCACTTTTCTCTCTTGGTAGTTGCCGCTTTTAAGATCGCTGATCTCTGTGCGCAGAGCTTCCTGGATTTCCTTCACATTTTCACCGGTGGCATTGCCGGCTTTGTCGAATTTTCCTATCACTTTTTTATCTACTATATCGTTCACAATCTTGGCCGCGCTTGGCTCAAGGCCTTGCGTTGCTAGAGTTTTCGTCTGATCAAGGAACTGTCTGAACGTTGTGCCGGAAGAGTCCGCCGAATTCAAATCAGCCTTCATGCCGCTCAGCACTCTATCGTAGGCCTTGTCCATCTCAGACTCAGTGTGGAATATAGCGTCGCGGCCATGGCGGTCTTTTGGCAAAGGTTTGCCGCCAGCGTCTTTGATCGCGTCATTCAGTTCCGCTCGGTTCCATTGTTCAGCGGTTTTGCCACGCGCAGCCTTGATGGCATCGCCGACGATTGGAATACTGGTCAATCGTTGCTCGATAGCGCTGGGAATTTTCCCGCCCCTCATTCCAGGAGTCATAACAACTCCTTTTCCCGCGAGGTCTCGGACCGTAGGCGACGCGGGTTTGCCGACGCCAGCGCGCTGCATAGCCGCCTTCACGGAAGGTCCGGCAACATCGCCAAGCACGCCCGCAGCCTTGCCGGCAGCGCCGCCCATCGCGGTCGAGCCGATCATCTCGCCTACCTGCTGCGGAGTGGTGTTCTTCAGCAGCTCGCCAACCTTTTTCGTGGTGTCCACAGGATCCGCGACCGCGTTGATGCCTGTGTCGATCGCGCTCAAGCCTTTCTTGTACGCGCCAGTAATGGCATCGAGCGGGTGCGAAGCTGCGTCTACTATGCCAGTTGCCGCTGTGTTGAGTCCCTTTGGAATCGATGTGACCATGTCGCGAAGTTGCGAGAAGCCTGGTAACGGCTGTGGTTTGTTCATCTCAACGTTGCCAGCCTGAATCTGTTGTTCACGCTGCATTGCAGCATTATCAGAATTTTCTTTTGGGGGGGCAGAGGAACTTGAGCGAATGTAGTCGGCCAAGCGCTTCGCGCCCGCGGTATCGCCTGCCGCGTCGGCCTTCTTCAGAGCGTCGTAGACTTGAGCTAGGTCGGCCATTACTTGTTGTACTTGTCCAAGAGCGACTGCACATCAGGCGGATGCGCGCCTGAAACCGGAGCCTGCGGACCTGCGCCTGGGATGGCGGTGTTGGAGGTCTCAGCAATCGTTTTGTTGGCTGCCTCGCGCGCGCCGGCAGCTTCCTCCTTCACAGATTTCACCAACTCCTGAATAGCCTTGTCGGATAGTTGCTGGTTGAAAAGCTCGTGTATATGGGCGCGCTTGTCCTTGTCTGTCCCGCCGCGGGCAGATAACTGATCGTAGGCATTATTTAGCGCCTGCAACTTCACTTTGAGACGCAACAGCTTTGGATCCGATAACTGCGTCTCGCTCGCCTGCATTAGGCCGTTCAATGTCATGCTGGTACCGCGCGGCAAGTTCCTGGATGCCTCCAACACCTGATCGCCGAAGCTATCCAGTTCATTGGACGCCAAGGCCACCTTGCCTATCTGCGTCCCGGCGGTGCTTGCGGCCTTAGTCTCGGCCGCAAACTTCAATTTGCCGCTCTTGAGGCCCTCAGCAATACCTTGCGCGTCTAGTTCCGGATGCTCCTTCATGAGGCCATCGAGTGTGGACTTGATCTGCTTCTGCGAGCGCAGGCCAGCCGGTAGGCTGACATTCTTATCGGCCATCGCCGCAAGCAGTTTGGACTGCTGGTCGGTGAATTCTCCTTCTTGTCGCTTCTCGAGCGCGGCATCAAGGGAAGCGCGTTGGCGTTGATCTGCATCCGTAATTCTGGCAATCGTTGCGTCCATGGTCTCCACGCGCCGCCAAATACCGTCGATCGACTTCTGCTCAGCCTCCGCGCGCACATCGTCGCGCCCGTACTTCGCGGCCGCGACTTTGATCTGCGTGAGCATGTCGTTGATCGACAGGCGCTTGTTTTGCAGGATGTCCTCAAATTCCTTCTGCTCCGCGGCACTTTTCGCCTGCGCTTCCTTGAACTTGGTCTGGTAGTCCTTGTAATCCTTCTCAGCGGCCGCCTGATTTCCCTCCAAGTACCCCTTCAATGCGCCATTGAGCGACGCCGAAGCCCCCATCCAGTTGCCTTTTGAGGCGATACCGCCAATCAAAGCCATGGATATCAGTCCCAGCGACAAGCCCTGGTATTCCTTCGCGTCTATTAGCGGCTTTGGCTCGTATGTCGGCAGCGGCGTCTGTTTTGGCGGCTTGATACTCGAAAGTCCGCTGATTTCCTTATTCACGGCCGATTCCATCGGCGCCAGTTCCTTCTCTCGAGCGCCGGCAGACGCCGTGCGCTGCGCATCAAGCGCGGACTGTCGATCGCCAGCAGTTTTAATGTCCTGCGTGCGATCCAGCATCAACTGGTCAGCGGGCGAACTCATCAGCCAGGCCCGCCGCCGCTACTCTGGATACCGGTACCGCCTTGGCCAGGCAATTTCTGGCCTGTCTGCAGCAGCAACGCCATCTCTGCGGTCTGCGCTGCCAATTGTTGCGCTTCCTCGGACTGCTGCAACTGGGTAGAGCCTATGGACGTGAGTGTCTGATCCCCACCTGAGAGAGATGAGAGCGCAGCCTGGACGTTCTGCTGCTGCGCCTGCGCGTAGAGTTGCTGACGGTTCAGATTCGCCTGCTGCGTCATGGCCGCGATCTGCTGCTGCACGATGCCGGAGTTCTGACCTCCCTCTCCAGATGAGGCTGCCGCCTGCATGATGGATTCGGTCTGCTGCTTGATCTGGTTGTCGATGGTCGCATCGATCGAGGCTTTCTGGCTCGCCCATTCAGGCGTCGCCGTACCGCCTGACTGGATGATCGGCAGTGCCTGCTTGGTCAAGGCCGCAGCGTTCGCTTGCGCCGCCTTATCGGCGGCCGGCAGCCCAGGGGGAATGAGCGCGTTCTTGAGGGAGAGCCCCAACATGCCGGCGGTAGCAGCATTTTTAGGGCTTGAGAGCCACTTGCCAATATCTCCGGCCTTGCTGCCAGCCTGATCCAAAAGACTCGGCCCTTGAATGTCGACAGCGTTCGGATCGCCGACGCTGGAGGGATCGAACGCGCCAGAAGTGTCGGTGAGCGCCGTATTGGTGGTATCTGCCGGGGTAATTCCAAGGGATTGCATGGCATCCGGCGAGAGGGCCTGGACGCTGGAATCTCCAGTGGCTGGCAGGAACCCACCGCCTGAATCAAGCGTTGAACCAGTATCGGTCACAGCCCCAGGCGTGATGTCATTGTTGGCAAGCAACGGCCCTTGATCTGACAGGCTGCTGGGCGCCGGCGCACTCTCAGGACCGTTGATACCAGCCTGCCCTGGTACTCCACTACCACCGCCGCCAGCTCCAGCAGCAGCAAGTCCTGAGGCCGCAATGGGGGCAATGCCGCCACCCAGCTGATCGAGCGCCGCGCTCAAGCCTCCGCCGCCGCTTTGAGTTCCTGTCACCGTAAGCGTTGGGATATCAGATGTCGTGCCAGGTGCGAGTGCTGAGGTTGTCTGCCCAGCCCCACCGGCCGTGTCGGTACTGGGACCTAAAGAACTCGCGTTCACAGAAGAACTCAAATCTCCAGCCCCTGGCTGCACGCCGGCATCTCCAAGGCCTGCACTCGTGGAATCAGCTCCGCCAAACGCTCCAGCAACGTCCGCAGCTCCAGCGGCAGCCGCGACATCGCCTGCGCCCTCAAGCAACGGGCCAGCCTCTTCCACAAAGGCCAACACAGCGTCAGTGACTACGCACATAATCAGTTCCTCCGCACGAAGCGTTTTTCCATGATCACATCATCCCCAACGTAGCCGCGCGCTTTTAGGACTTGATAGACCGGTCCATCTATGTGCGTGGCCCATCCGATGATTTCCACGTTCATCGCTTGTTCAATTTTCTCGCACACGATAGCCGCGTACGCTCGATACTGAGGATCGATGTAAATGGAATCTATCGAACCACAGACAATTTTCTTTTGATGCAGGCTGCGATACGTGAGACCGATGACATAGCCATTGAGCGTCGCGCCATCTCGCAGAGTGACCACTATCATAACCCCAGATTTGGCCAGCGCCTTGTAGCGCTCAATATCCGGATCAACGGCGAAGTTCCTTTCACCGTAAAACGCGCACGTGGACTTTTTTACCTCTGTGCTCTCGTCCCAGCACGCTTGCCCAAGCGGAAACATCTCAGCCGCGAGTGCTTCCGTAAAAGTCTCCTGCTCAATTCGAATATCAGGCTTCAGTTGTGCGTTCAATGTAACCCCAGTGAGGCTTGCTCGAAATCGTGCATTTGCTGATGCACATACATCCAGTCGTAGAACTGTTCCTGGTCACCAAAATCCACTAGCGACAAGTCAGGCGCTGTGGTAGGAGTTTGCCCCAAAAGCGTGTAAGTAGCGACATGGATATCAGCGTGGATTTTCAGCCAATTGCGCAAGCTGGGCGGCGGTGTAGTGCCGGGCTTCGCGTTTTTCATCAAATTGAGCCACTCATCGTCCGCTTTTGAGTCGAATATGCCGAAACTGGACGCGGCGACGTTAAATTTAGCGGTGAGCGCGGCGGCCGTCTGATCGTGTATGAAGCGATGCACGAGAAAGAAGTTCTTCATGCCAGAGTCATCGCCAAAACCGGTGGTGGCCGAAAGATCGATGATCATTGCAGCATGTCCCGCTCGGTCTTGCCGCGCAGCGCCAGCATGTCAAGGCGGGTCATAGCGGGCGCGCCAGCGGATGCTCCGGCCACAGTAAGCCCCAAATACTGACTGCCTCCCTCATTGCCAATAGTTACCTCGAAGTTGTAGCCGACGTTTGGCGCTGGAGAAGTGATGTTCGCGGCAGAAGTTCCAAACTCGGTATCGACGTTGACCGTGAGACCAGCCCCTGACACCCCCCCATTCGGCCACAGACCCGCTACCCCGGCGTTGATTGACTGCTTTTCTCGAGTTGGGGAGCCACCGTCCCAGAATTTGGTTTTTAAGAGCCACGACGACAGTGTTCCGCTTGCGAATAGTTCGTAGAGCTGGGCACCGGCGCCGGACACATTGGCGCGCCATCCGAAAGCCGTTGCGACACCATTTATCGGAATGCTAGTGATGGCCGTGGTCACGAATGTGGGGCTCGGATTCATATACGAGGAGAACCACCAGCGACCGCGGAAATAGAGCACGCATAGTGGTCTCTGCAAGGTGGCTTGCGTGAAATTATCCACGAAACTTATCTGCATTCCTGCGCAAATCTCACCTTGCACTTGCACTGTGAATCCGTACGGCTGCCCGGTGTTCGGCAGCGCAATGATTTGCGATATTTTCTCTGAGATCTTCTCCGGTGTAGCGCCAGCAAGTAAGTAAATCCCCGAGGAGTGATAAAACAGTATCGCGCGAAAGTATGCGGTGACTGACGCAGGGAAATTGGTGCCGACCGTGCCGGTGACATTGATTCGCGAAAACGAGGTCACACCTAGTGTAATCGTCACATTGGAGAGCGCATCTATCGATGACTGGCCAAAAATATAAAGATAGTTGTTGGCGGCGTAGAGAACCGTGATGTTGCCAATGAGGTACGAGTCAGAAATGAAGAACGATCCCCCGGCGCCGCCAAATGAATTGTACGAATTAATGTCGGTGAAGTAGACAGTACGATTAAAGCTGATCCACACGCGCCCCTGGTATGTTGCGATGGACTGGCCTCCAATCACGCCGCTCGAGGTAATATTCCACGTATCTATGGTTTTTGTGGAAGTTTCATCCGCCACCGTAGTAGTGCCAGTGTAGCCTGAGCCGCGCGTCAATATCTGCATCGACACTGCTTGAATATGATCGGCGAACGTGGCACCAGTGCCTGCTCCGGTAGTCGTAATGACCGTGCCGGTCGGACCTGTAGCCACCAGGGTCGATGTGGGTGGACCTGGATATTGACCACCTGCGGATAGCGTAATGCCAGTGATGGGTCCGGTGCTGCCGCCGCCGCTGATAGATGCCACAACAATGGTGGCTGGTACGGTTGGATTACCGTCCGTCAGATAAATGGTGTCGCCAACGGCGTAGCCGGTTCCAGCGTTCTGCAATTGCACATTGATTACTTGATAGACAGCTTGGAATGTAGCTCCAGTTCCGGTTGCCGTGACGATTTGCTTCAGTTGCGTGCCGCCCAGCACAGCTTGTGCCACCCCCGTAAGGGTTGCGAACGCGGCAGTGTTGTTCTGCGGCGTGAGCGTGTTAGGTGCGGTGACGCCGTAATCCCAGTACCCGGTCGGATCGATGATCAAAATTCCCTGATTGTTATAAGGCGTCGCGTAGGTCTGGCCGGAAGTAAGTCCGGTGATGATGAGCACAGGTGATCCGATCGGGATACTCGCGATATATCCATTGCCGGTTACTTCAAACACCACGAAAACGTAGTTCTGCCCATTCGCGGCAAAGGACATCGTGTACGAAGGAATGTTGGTTTCTGCAAGGATATTGACAGAAAGATTGGCGAGCGCGACCGGATAGGCTTGAGCCGGCGCCACAGGGATGATGTTCTCAGCCCAGTAGAATTCGTTATCGTTGATTGCCTCACGGCCGTCGAGCAAATTCACGCCCATGAATTCGCGAAGGATGAACTCTGGGTTTTCTCCTCCTACGTTCTGCGACCGTGCCACGTCTTATCCTTGATACACATCCGGCAGGCGGCCGGTGTACACGCTCACCACCTCGCGCACGCGACGCTGATACTCCTCGAGCTTCTTCTCAGCCTCACCGTAGCTCTGCGCGTTCGACTTGGCTAGATATGCAGCATAGAACTTGATCGGATCCTGCGACATCGGCGGTATGTTGTCGATTGTCGTAGTGTCGCCGACCGCAAACGGTGTCGGCAGGATGACCGAGTCAACTTCGATCCCGTAGGTCTGGTCAGGAGTTGGACCCAAAAAAATGGCATTGTCGCCGTACACTGCCCACGATACCGGCTGGCGCTGATAACTCGCAGCAGTGAAGGGCCTAAACCATGCTGAGAACAATCGAAACGGATACCACTGCAGCGTGTATCGCTCGGTTCCCCATATCAAGTGCAGTCCCAACACATCATAGGTGTTGACGTTGATGACGCCAGTTTGAATGGTGGCGCCAGTGCCGGCGCCGGTATCAGAGACAACGGCGGTGGGGGCCGAAGTGTAGCCGGAGCCAAAATTCGTAAAGGTGATGGTGTTGACAGCACCACCACTTTGCGTCAGCGTCGCTGCCGCCCCAGTTCCCCCACCACCGCTGAAAGATACCGAGGGATTTGAGTAGTTCGCCCCCGGTGTAAGGATTGACGCGCCACTGACTGCACCAAACTGATACTGCTCGGTGCCGCCCGTGATGTAGGTCGTCTGAAGAGTACGCAGGCAACCGGTGTCCATGACCAGTTGCTTGCGCGCCTCGTTGATGTATCCGTCGATCTGCGGTTCGGTCCAGCGATTGCCATTCGGATCGTGGAGCTGGTCGTAGACCTGAAACTCATAGGTGCCTGGAGTGGTCGAGGGGCCAAGAGTTGTCACTTACCACTCTTAAGCTGCCGCCGGACTCTCAATCGCTTTCGCGAGCGACGACTTGGACACCATCACCGCCTCATCGAACACGAAGTTCGCAAGTTTCGCCACCCCTTCCTTGTCCTCGACGAAGTTTTTCAATTCCTTGTCATAGGCCGTGGCCCAGCCTAAGCGCACCAACACCTCAGTGGTGTCGTTCAAGTTCCAGCCGAACATGTGCGTGGCGGCAGGCTTTGAGATGAACACCTTCTCGCCCGGAGGAAACACGAAGTCCTCTCCGTCGTAGCGATCAGTGTGCAAGAACTTGTTCTTGTTCGTAACGAAAATACCATCCATATGTCAACTCCGGATGTGTTGGTGAAAAACTTTCAGACGCGCGAAGGGCGCGCGCCGCTGCGGCCTGGACCGCCGTCGCGCTTGCCTTGCAATTTCTTCATCATGTCAAAAAACTCCTGCTTTGTGCCGTGATAAGGCGGTGGAACTCTGCGACCCAGAATCTGCACCGCCTTTTTCATCAGAAGGTCTGCAGCTTCACGATATCAGACGCTCCACCCATGACCGGCGTCTGCACCGCCACCGTTGTAACCGTGCCGGCAGCCAACTGCGTGCCGAAAGCGAGCGTCGGGGCGACTTGGAAGTTCACGCCGCCGAAGCCGTTGCCTGACAAGGTGGTCACGCCAGTGGTCGGCGCCACGACGAGCGGCGGATACACAGGATTTGAGATCTTCTGCGTGTAACTGGTAGAAGTGTTCGCCGCCGGTGTCGCCACCAGCACGCCGCCTTGCACAACGCCGAACGCGTTCGTGTACCCTGAGCCAGGAGTCGTGTTGGTGATGGACGTGATCGTCCAGTTCATGATCGGGGTGGCGGTAGGTGCCGGGTTGCTCGTGCCGCCGTACGTGAAGGTCGGAGCCGCAGCCAGGGCCGTGCCGGTGTAGTACGGCCACATGGCAAGGACCGATCCTGATCCTGTGCCAGCACCCAATCCTGCCGTGCCAGTGGCACCGAATAGCCACCCTAAGCACGCGCCGCCGCCAGTGGTATCCCCAGGCTGCGGGACCACGTTGATTCCAGGCAGGCTTATCATGCCGCAGCCCTGATCAATCACGGTCACCGCATTGATGGCACCACCGGATATGGTGCAGACCGCGATGGGGAGCACATAAGGCTGGTTGCCCTGGTTCAACGGCGGCGTAAAGACGATCAGCGGCGGCTTCGTATAGTTGGTACCAGCGCTCGCAGTGATACCGCCGGCTGCGGATCCTTGGCCGAACGCGGTGAGGGACTGCCCGACTCCAGAAGGGTTCTGACTCGACAGATTCCCGTTGAACACCGTGCCAGAGAAGGAAATGGTCGCGTTGATTGCACCTCCAACGATGGCATTCCACAACGATCCGCCGGCGGACGGCGTGATAGTGAAAATCGAGTTGCCGATCGTCGTGGTACCGTTCTGGATGACGATCTGGCCGCCCTGGCCTGCGCCAAACTGGCTATAGCCATAGAAGCCGTTCGTGCCGCCGGAGCCGGCCGCCGTGATCACCGCGCCCACTGGCCCGCCGGTGCTGTTCGACACTCGGAAGTTAGCGCCGTCTGAGGAAATCGTCACGAGCGCATAGGGTGTGACATCGACGTTCTGCCAGTACCCCATCCCTTCGTCGTACATTTGCAGCGTCGTGTACTGCCCTAGCTGCAGGAAATACTGTCCAGATAGCGGGTTGTTGGTCCCGATCTGCGGTGTAGAGATGGCGCCGAACGCACCCACGACTCCCTGGCCTGGCGGCAAAAGGAAGGTGGCGCCGGCTGGAACCGCGATCGGCACTTGAGCGTAGTTGTTGCCCTGGCCAGAGATATCCATGAAACCCATGTGCTAACTCCTCAAATCGCGACGAAGGTGAAGCCAGTGACGACGGTTGTGACCTTAGGCTTCGCCAAGACGAGCTCCAGCAGCGAGAGTACCGCGCCGATGTAGCCTATCTGGAAATTGGACAGTGTGGACTCAAACCCGGTGAAGGCGAACGCCGCACGCTCGTGGATGTAGAATGCCAGATATCCGGTGTTGAGCAGGTACAGCGTCCCTTCAGGAACATACGGATCCATGTAAATCGGCACGCCTGAGACCATGCAGGCGCGAAACGCCGAGCGCGCGCCCCACGGCTCATCATCAAAGCCCTTTTCCGGGGTGACGACGAAGGACTCGTTGCCCAAATAGTCATTCTGCAAGGTCTGCCAAGTGGCCGGCCCCATGATGCCGAAGGTTGGCAGTTCGCCGCCGTACTTGAAAGTCCCTGTGATGTACTGCGCGACGGTCGCGCGTGTCGGATTACCGGCCGCCGTGTAGCGCTTGGCCTTCAGCCACGGATTGGTGGTGCGGCTCTGATTGCCGTAGTTGACAGAATTGGTGCCATCATCGACCGCGGCCGGCAGACCGATGATCTGCTGGGTGTTCCCGACGTTATTCAAGAGCGCGGTCGCAACACCGTCGCAGTACACGTTACCAGCATCGTTCATGCGCGCCGCGAGCAGGGGAATAATCTCGTGCGCGTCCTGAATCAACCCTTCAAACCCAAGGTATGGGATCGGGATGACCGCGCCTTTCAAATTGAATTCAAGATTCGTGACCGCAGGCTGCACCGCCGGCTGATTGAAGGATCCGTCGTATCCAACCCACTGCAGGTTGACGAACTGCGCGCCCTGCGCCGGGATCGTGACTGACGATACACCGCCGGTTGCAGGCTGAGAGTTTGCGATCAGTGCCGCGGCAAGCGGCGAGGTGTTGTAAAGCTGAACAACCAGCTTTTTGACGAAGGCTCGGCGAACTACGTATTGCAGCTCCTGTCCGAGCGAGTTAACGCCGCCAGCGGGGAATACACCAGTACCGAGCACAGGCATGAGACTAATCTCCTAAGACAAGGCTCCTACTTTGTGCCTGTCAAACACAGTAGGAACGTAAAAATTAAGCGTTAATCGAGCCAATCCTGGTCATAAACACTCCCGCCATACAGAGAAAGTATTTCGCGGGCGTACTTCAACTTGTCAGGAATTCTCTGTCCTTTCGGATTTCTGGAACTCCACAACTCCAAATTATCTTCGCGATTATCTGAACGGTTGCCGTTTTTGTGGTGAACCGTTTCTTCCGTCAGCAACTGGCGTCCGATGATGCGCGCCATAATGACACGGTGCTCAAGTTCCATCTTGCCGTTATTCGACAAGTACACGTATCCGTTCTTGTCCAGCCATTTGCCGTTACCGTAATTGGTATTCTTTGCGCCTTGCTGGTGTTTTGTTCGATGCTCAGAACTTGCCTTGCATCCAGCTCTCATACGGGCGCGAGTTTCATCAGACTTTTTTGATCCTATCGGCCAAGGCGCTTGCTGGCGCGCTCTACCGGCGCGGATTTTCGCTCGGTATTCTTCGTGCTTTGCTGGATCGAGTGGCAGCATAGCTAGTGCGCTTTTGCGCCTCCCAATCCTGGAACCTTGCCCGAAGAGATCTCATTCCACGCCTCGAAAGCCTGATTCATCGCAATCTTGTCGAGTGCCGCTCGATCTCCCAAGCCCTTGCCCCAGACATCCTTCTCAGGCATGTCATAGGTAGGCGGGGAGAAGGTTGCTGGAGTCGGCGTGGGCGACTGCTTGGATGCAAGGTAGACACGCGCCGCAGCGTCGTGCGTCCAGTTAACCTCTTTGTCATCCACCATCATCTGCTCAACCGCAGTTACATCGGTGTCCGACAACTTGTACTTGTCCTTGATCGCTTGGCGCCGCTCACGAACGTTGTCGCGCGCGTCGCGCTCCATGATCGAGCGCTCGAGCTTCAAGCGCTCATCGCGTTCGGCTTTGATCTCGGCGCGAATCTGCTGCTTCGCGTCGAATTCAGGAATTGAAGTGTTGGGCGCGACCTTTTTGATCGCTGCCTGCATGATCTCGCGTGTCTCAGGATTTTTCGCGAGCGTGCGCAGAAGTTCGGCATCGCCCTGCGTGGACTTGGCGTGCGCCAAGAGTTGATCGACTGTCAAATCTTCTAGGTTTGGCATCAGCCTGCCCGCCCGCCGCCTGGCTTACTGATCGAAAGAGGATTCTTTTGCGCGATGCGAGCCGGCTTGTCGAGGCCGCCGTGTTCAGCGTAGCGAGGCTGATTGATGATTTGTCCGTTGTCCTTCTCAGGATCGGTGGGCTTCCGAAGGCCAGTCGTCGCAGGTTCCAAATATCTCGCCGGCATTTTCAGTTCCTTACGCGGCCGGAGCCGGTTGCTGTTTCGCTTGCGCCATCTGCTTCATGATCTGCTGTTGCACCGCTGTCCCGCCACCCATCTGCGGCAAACGCCGCACCATTTGTAGGATTTCTGCCGGAACTAGGTCGGAAGTGTCCTTCTTTGCAACCATAGATGCAAGTATGTTGAGCGCCTTGATGACTTTGGCGCCCTCCGGTGACTCACTGCCGAAGGCAGGTAACGCCTCCTCAAGCATGTTCACCGCGATGTGAATGTTGGTCTGCGCCGCGGCCTTAAGTCCGCGCTTATCCTGCGGCGTCGACAGTGGTCCGGCCGCTGGTGATTGACCTGGGGGTTTTGCGCCAGGCGCTTGCGCCGCGGCAGCTGCCGGGCCGCCAGGACCTGGCATCGCGGATGGCGGCTGTGCGCCACCTGGGGCTGCGCCGGGGGGCGGGGCACCGGCCCCACCGCCCGACATCATTTGCTGCAGCAATTCCGGCGGGACCGACATCAGACCCGACGCGGGGTTCTTTTACCGCCGCGCACTTTCATGCCACGACGGGTGAGTGGAAGCGCCATAACTTAGCGCTTGTGCCGACGACGATGACGAGCCATTCGAGTCTCCTTTTTAAGAGAGGCCACTTTTACCGTGGAGCAGCCATACCACGTGTCAAATTAACTGCGCGCCGATTTCGAACGAGATCCCTTGCCGCGGTGCATCTTCACCGCGTATTTGCCGCGAGGCGCGTGATTGAAATCCCGCTTAAATGCGTGTCCCGGTTGATGTCCGCCCTCTCCAGTGGTTTTGCGATCGATGTGGACCGCGCGCAGCGTGTTCATTTGTGCTTACCCTTGTGAGCCGGTGGATGTTGACCTGACTGCATTTCCAACTTTTTAGCCTCGAGTTCCTGAATTTCCATCTTCTTCAAGCGCTCTTTCAAATCCTGGAGGTTCGGCGGATCAAACAAATCAAGAAGCGTTTCGCGATCGATTGCGTGGGCTTCGAGCAGAGTGATCGCATCGTGTTTTCGATCCTCGACAAATATCGGGCTCGATGAGTGCGCATCCACTTTAACCTCATAATCACGTGTAAACTGTTCGGCAGTAAATGTCAAATTCTCGCTCTTGCCTTCGACGTGAATTTCGCACTGAAAACGCTGTTCAGAGTGATCCTGCGTCAATCGCAACATCTGTCCGGCGACTTCTTCAGCGGATTCCTCGACGCTGATAGCGCGCTCCTTTGGACGCGATGAGCCGAGTCTCGCCATAAGGTCTGCCTGTCCGCGGGATCGAACGCCAGGCTCGCCCTTCCCCTGCAGTACGTGACCCAAACCGGCGCGATCATCGAACATCGCATCGATTTGGCTCATCTCGGCGAAAATATCCGATGGCATTTGCGGCGCGTGCTGCTGCACCTTGGCGTTGGGGGTCGGGAAATTCACCATGCCTCCCGCGGCGCGCAGCGCCGCTATCTTCTCCTCACTGATTCCAACGCCGCCGGTGATTGAGGTCGGAGGATCTGCCTGCTTGTTCAAAATCATGCGCACCTGCATGGTCCGATCGGTGCGCCAGTCCTGAAGCCAGGTGAGCTGCGCGACGAAGGAGTCGCCCCAGAAATAATCGTACAGGTTAAAGGCCGGGCGGATCACGGTGAAAGGCGCGATGCCCTGCACGTGACCCAGCCAGTTGGAAGGTCTGTCGTAAATAACAACATCTGGCGCGGCGCGGGTGATGACCTGATAGTCTTGTGCGTCGTCCGACCACACATATAGGTCGCACATGTCTACCAGTTCCACCTCAACACGCGGCGCGTAGTCGTACTGCGGACCCATGGAGTCCCCCCCCGCCAATCCCCCGGTGGTGCCTGACATGTTGCCGGGGATCGCCACGGAGCCAGGAACACCGCCAACCGGGGAGCCGATAATCAGGCGCGAGAGCCCCGTCGACATGGGCGGCAAGTCGTTACTCGTGGCTCGCCCGACGCGCGAGAGGATCGAGTTCTTGCGGGGGTTTCCCTCGAGACTCGCTTCCAACTGTGTCTTCGTGATCGTGTAGTGATGCGTGAAGGCTTCCTGGTCCGCCAATTCCATGATGTCTTCGCGGAGCACGCCGAACTGGTGTGGTTCCACCAGATAGGTGCGCACACGATTTTGCATCCACATAGTCTTCACGATCATCACGCCGAATACATTCGACCATCGAACGCCTACGCCAAAGAGCGTGTGAGTCTTTGAAGCGCGCCACTGTTCAGTCACTTCTTTCGCGAGCGGCACGGATTTCGCGATGTCATCGACCGGCGCCTCGGTGCCTAAGTGCAGGGAGAAGCGCATCGAGTCTGGCGAGTAGATGAAACTCGACAGCGTATCCACTGTCGAACCAATCTTGTTGTACGGGGCACCGCGAGCATCGCCTGAGCCAAACAAATAATAATTCCTGCACGCCTGATAGAAAGTGAATCGATCACGCCTCGAGGCCGTGCATTGGCGCACCAGCTCTTGACAGAGCTTGTTCCGATCCAGCATGTCAGTCGGAAGTTTCACTGCACCAGGGCTTTGGCCCGCTCAACTGATTTTTGCTCACTCTTATGCGCCGAGAACTCCGCAGTCGGTATGCGCCGGCGAGTAATGCCAACCTGCGTGGCTGCATCGCGCATTCCGTTATTGTGCTCAAGTTTCACGTGATTGCCGGATTTTGTGGTCATCTCGAAAGGCTTCGCGGCCACTTGGGCGAGTTCTGCAAAGGATTTTCCCAACACTTTGCGCGAGTCATCGCCCCATAAAAGCTGCGGTCCTTGAGGATCCGCGCGGCCTTGGAAGGAAGTCTCTCCAGCGCGAGCGGACTTAAAGTTATCGATGCGGTAGGTATCGGCGGTGCGCTTTAGGCCCTGATCGAAATGCTTGGTGGAGTTTCGCCCGATGCCCACAGGCGTGCGAAATTCCTGTGAAACATGTTTCGAATCGCAGCCATTCCCTGGGCAAATTCCGTGTGTGCGCTCAAAGGTGCCGTGCTCGAGACACAGCCATTCTTTCATGATCGCCACTAGCGCACACCTCGCAGCTTAGGACCCAGAGTGGTCATATCGATGCGCATCTTGATATCCCGCGCAATGGCTTGCGGGCGCGGCGCGGCATCCACTTGCGCCAGTTTCTCACTTCCGTGACGGGAGAGGATGAGCCAGCGCTTGCCGTCGCATTGTTTAACGAGTGACCCATTGTCCCATCCGTGAAAGAACTGCGAGAGCCGCAGTTGTATCTCATCGCGCCGGGCGCTGCCCTTGCTGAAGGTTTTCTTCACCTTCCGATCGGGCTTCATCCGGTTGTACACCCGCTCCATGCCGGGGAACGCCTGATACATCTCAGGCAGTTGCACGTCAATATAGCGCGCAACATCGGAGAAGCGCAAAACAGCGTTGTGGGGGTTGTCCAAGGGCAGTTCTCGGCGCAGGTGAAACTCGCCGCGGCGCACTTCGGACAACCGGCGTTCCAATTCGACTAGCGAGAGTATTTCAGGTGAGTCCGCGGACCTTGATTCCATTTTTCTTCAGGTAATTGATCACCGAATTCTCAACCGGTGAGAACTTCTTCGCTTCCTCGGCCGGGCGGTTCTCGCGCTGGTAGGTGCGATTCATCGCCTGCATCTCCGGCATGATCCAATCATTCCAGGCCACCGTGCCAATCGCCAAGGCAATGACCCGATCATCCTTCGCCCGGCCCTCGCCGCCGATTCTATCCCCTACCCGATGGATATTGCGAAACTCCTGCACGCAGGCAGGGGAATTGATTTCCACCATATCGCGCTCGAAGTAGGAGCGCAGGGTGGAGAACATGCGCACCTTTTCTTTAAAGTTGGTCTGCCACTGGTAGGCGAAGTTGCCGCTGATCGAATCCTGCTTCTTCCACAAATAGTCGCGAATACGCCCCACCGCATCAAAGGCTCCCAAGCGCGGATCCCCAGGAGCCATCGAGCCTGTCTGGCGGCGCAAGTTCTGCAATTCGTTGAATACCGCGCCTCCTGGACCCTGCATTTCCAGATTCAGCATGCACTCCCCATACCAGCCTGCCATGTGCGCAATCGCCCAGGCGTACTGCTGTTCGGTCCAGTTCGGCGTTGCGAGCTCGGCGACCTGCACGATGCGATCCGAGTAGCAGCGCAGCATGCACCCCACGAAGTTATCCGCCCACTCTGAAGATCCGAAGGCAGGGTCGGCGCCCAATACATAAGTGCCTTGTGTCTCGCCGACTTTCTCCGGCTTGACCGGGGTCTCCCAAATCGTGACATCCGCCGTCTGCTCATTCGCTTCTAAGAACTGCGTGTCCTCGAAATTTAGGCCAAATTCGTAGCGAAAGTACAGGCACGGCTGCTTGAGAGCGTACTGGTAGTGCCGATTGACGCGCTCGGCGGAGAAGAATTTGCTGCCTGAGAGCTGAAAGGCATACTCCTCGGTGGGCGGCATCTCCTGAAGTGCGAGCATCTCATCGCCCTTCATCTTCTCCGCGACATACCAGCGCCACCAGGCGAGCTGCTCAGGTGAGACCTCGACCCCGTAGCGGCCGAACACTTCGCCGAGCCACACCCGCTCATCGGAGGTTGGCGCGCCGTCCCAGTAGGTTTTGAATTGGCTCGAATCTTCAGGCCAGGAGTAGAACTCATTGCGCCACCAGCCGATGAAGATGGCGCGTTGGGTTTCGGATTTCTTCGCGACCTCCCAAGTCTGGTAGAACATGTTGTAGCCGCGCGCGGTCGATTCAAACACATATAGGCGCTTTGGGTTTTTCTGCGCAAGAGAATTCATGAGTGAGGCAAATCCCTCCTCATCGCCCCACGATGAGCACTCGGTGGCGTGCAGCATGTTGACGCCCTTGGCGCGCCCCAACCCGCCTTTCTTTTTTTCTCCTGCCACCATGTACATCAGACGAGAGCGATTTTTGAAAACTATCTGCGCGCGGTTGTGCCGCTCGATCGGCGCGCGGGCGTGGGCCGGCAAAGAGGCGATGTAGCCAGAAAGCAAGGACCTGAATAGCTCGCGGTTCTCATCGTTGTCGGTGACCACCGCGCCCTGCAGGCCTGAATTTTTAAACAGCCAGTACATGTCGAGCGCCAGGGTGACGGTGGAAATCCCCATCTGCCGGCCTTTTAAAATCACGAACTCATGGATGCCGTTGCGCAGGCCGTCCTGAATCTGCTCCACCGCGTAGCGCTGGGAGCCCATGAAATGCAGCGGCACGCGGCCGACTTCTTTCGAATCGATGATGAGCTTGCCGCAGAAGGACTCGAAGCGGGCAGCGTTAAACGCCTCGGCATCAACTGGCGCGAGAGAATCAATCACGCGCGTTTACGCCGCTGCGCTACGCCTCGACTATTCCAGAGCTTGATCGCCTCAACCAACGAGTCGTGCTTAGGTCCCGCCGCGCCGCATGGACACTCGATCTGAAATGGCCCTGAGAATCCTTGCTCGTTCGTGACCTGCGTGGCAAAGACGCGCGAGCCCGCGCAGAAGGGACACGGAACGGATGGCACTGGTTCTTGTTCGATGCTGTCCATCAAGCGACCCGTGTCTGATCGTATCGGTCCATGATGATCGCTCTGAAAGTCTTGCCGACACTCGAGGCGCCGAGCAACGATTGGTACGTGGACTCCGGCACATCTGTATAGCGGTAAATGTGCCCCGAACGAAACGCGACTTCCAACGTGCCTCCAGAGGAGCCTTCCTCACTCTCTTGCCAGCCCACCGAGAGAATGTTGGCGGATGACACCGGCCGCCGGTTCATCGTTTTGGTCCCTCACCATTCGCGCGCCGCTCCTGCAGCACCCAACTCTCATAACCGCGCACGAAGCCCACTACGTAGCCTAAGCCAAAGAGCAGCCCGCCCAATCCGATCAGCGGCCAGATGTTCATTTCACCCTCCAGATCCGCGACCAGCCAGGCCGATCACTCGCGCGCACCGTAAAAACCTTCTCGCTCGTCAACTTAAATCGGTACACATACGCATTGGCAGCGCGGCGCCCGCGGTTCACCTCGCGCATCTCGGCAACCTCCAAAGACTCCAGCATCGCGAAAACCTTGTCGCGCATCACCGCCTTGCGCTTGTTCGATGGCAATGGCAGGTCCACCTTAATCGCCTGAAATGGTTCCGCGCTCATGTTGACGCTAATGTGCGCCGCTAATGTGTGGAAAGCAAAAATTTTTGTTGTGGGGAGAGGTGAGGGTCACCGTCACGCCAGCCGAAAACCCAATGGATTCCTTTAACATAAATAACTGATCGCATATACAGTAATCCAACATAACATTCGACGTTCACATTCCACGATAGATTGTGTCACTCGGTTCCTAACGATATCAGTAACTTACCCACGAGTCCGCATAGTTATCCACAGTGTCCTACAAACTATGCGATATGGATCAAACGTGTGGAGAGTTCGCTAGTCCTTTGATCCATATGGATTATCCGTTTAATAGGGCGGTCTATTGAGTCCGCTCATTAGCGCGAATGAACCGCGCGGCTGGTGACTTTTCCGTCCCCCAATCGTTCATCTGCACAAACTACTGCACAAAGTACCGCTCAAACTTAGCACAAACTGCTAAATCTACCCCCTGCACCTGCGCGCACTCTCTCTCTCCCCCTTCTTAGGGGGGAGAGTGTGTGCAGATTGTGCAGGTAGTTAGAGCAGAACCAGTCCGAAGCGCGGGGATCGGTTTGGATACTTCCCCACGATATCGCGTTTCAGGCGCCCAGCACCCATCAAGCGGTTCATTGCCTGGGTGAGATCGCGCTTTGTGTGTCGGTTGGCAAAGCCCTTCGCTATTATTTGCTTCGGCAAATAGTCTGGCGAGGTCACACCATCTGTGGCAAGGATTCCAGCGGCCGCCAGCTTCTGCAGCGCACCCAGAACCACCGTGTCAGCGGCGTCATTGCGGAACATGTCATCCGCCTTGGCATCCCCACTAGTGCTTTCCGGTATCAGCACGCCGTTCTCAAATTTCAGCTTCTGCCAGTCCTTAGCGGTGTAGTTCGCTTTTCGCCTAGCTAGGTACACCACATCGGTGTCGATCGGCTCATCCTCGGCCGCTGGTTTCTGATCTGGCAGAGTTGGGCCTAAGTACCAGCGCATGCGCACCGCATTCTCCCATGCGGCAGAACCAGAAAACTCGGATCCGAAGGCTCGCGCAGTGTGCCCGACAAAAACCGGCGCGAATGGACGCCCTTTCACCAGTCCGGCTACAGCATTCACGAAATAGGTCGCTTGGTGTCGGTCGTTCTCGTTGCCGCCAAACACCTGGGCCAGATTATCCAGCACCAGCACGTCTGCCTTCAGATCGTTGACCTGCTGATTCAACTGCTCGAGCAGGCCGGTAAACACTGGGTTTCCGTGCAGAACCGCGAGCAATGTGTTGTCCAAGCCATAGCGCGGCACGATGCTCAAATTGCTCAAACTCTCCATCGACAGAGTAAAATGCGCGTTGATGGCCACCTGTTGACGCCAAACCTCGTCACGCGACTCCTCGCACAGCCACATCAGCACTTTCAACGGTTTGCACTGCGCCTCAAGGTAAGGTCGACCGGTTGCAAGAGATGTCGCGACAGCCTGCCAAAGCCGAGTCTTCCCAGCCCCGCCGGCGCCGGCTGTGAGGGTTGGCCACGGACCCAACCAGTCCTGGATCCACCAAGTTCGCGGGGGTGGTTCCCCCTCTAAACTAGGCCAATCGATCGGCGGTTCTGGCGGCTTCAAAGGCTCGTCCCCGTCGTGGCCATTCACTACTTGCACGTCCTGGTACGACTCGACCGGCGGGAGATCCGCAAACTCATCCAGATTCTGGCCTGTCACCATGACATCGGGCCTAATCACGGCGTGTGAGCTGTACAGTAGTGGAAATTCTCCTACAAGCCCGCTCCAAACGATCCATTGCGAGCGGTGTCAAAACACTTTCCCGCGCCTCCCTGAAGAGCAGTAGCGCGACGAACGTTTCATGCTTGATCGACATCAGCAATTCTTCGTGAGTAAAACCGCCAGCCAATGGCGGGGCGTGGTGCGTCAATTTGTCGGCGTAAAGATCCGAGAGCTGCAGACCCAATGAATCAAGCACCTCCGAGGATCCACAGCCGCCGAAATCGTAGATTAGAACGCGACCATCTTCTAGCTCGCGAATCGATAAGGATGGGCTGCCATCATCGTGCGCAGGGCATTTCGCCATCCACCTTGAACCGCCGGTCGCTCGGACGCCTTCCAATCTCGCTAAAATGGTCTCTGCCGCCCTCACCTTTGCACTTCCATGATCGCCGCTATTTCGTGCAGCTTAAGGCCGGTCAAATCGCTCACCGCGCCGCGGCTCATGCCACTCGTCAGGAGCTTCTTGACGCTCGCGGCCTGATCCTCTTTAGATAGCAACCAAAAGCGGTGCGTGTGCGTGCCTTCCGGGATTTTTCGGGCGGAATATCGGCGCATATTATGTCCCCAAAGTTACAAAGCCCTCCCCAAATTAAGATGTGGCGCCCAAAGCGTAACTTGGGGAGAAAAACCGCCATGGCAGCGAGGAGATCAACCCTCACCGTGGGCGCCACGGATGTGACATATCCGCTCTTCAGTGCTTCAAGTCAAGCCAGCCAGGCGCCAGTCCCAGCCGCTGCTCGATCTTGCGTGCGAATTTCTCGCCGATCGTGCGCACCGCATTATCGCTCCCCACCTGCACCAGCATAGGCTCGCTTTCGCCAGTCCAGCGCGCGAGTTCCGACCAGCTCCCCGCAGCGTCACGGCACTTGCGCAGGTTCTCGGCGCGGCGCCTAAATGTTGCCTCCAGCGCCTTATACTGGTTTTTTCGATCTTCTTTGGTTAACATGCGCGTTAACTTATCGAATTCAGTGGGAGCGCGCAATGGGATTAGCTAACATTGAGGACACTTTTGAGCGCATGGCGAAGGCGCTTGAGCGCATGGCCGATGCTTCTGAGGCGAGCCTCAAAGCACTTGCAGCGGCGCGCAACCCAGCGTCTACACTTGCGGACGCGGTGGTAAGGAACATAGAAGCTCCTGCCAAGGCAGAGCTGGACGCACGCAACAGGCCGCCGGTTGCCGAGCCAATATCGTACGAGCAAATTAACAAGGCGGTACTTGGCTACTCTGACAAGTTCGGCCAAGCCGCGGCGATCGCGCTCTTGACGAAATTTGGGGCCAAGATCATCAAAGACCTCAAGGCTGATCCATCAAAGTACGCCGAAGTGCTCGAAGCCACCAAGGTCGGCCCGTGAATTACTTGGAGCCAGCTGATTTTGACGCTTGGGGCCTCTGCAACGGCAAGCCGGCGCTCGAGGAGTTGGAACTAACGCCGGCGCGGCCGAAGCGCGCGTCCGTCGACATCGAATCTGCTAAAACCGCGCTGGAAGCCACAGGCGCCAGGGTGGAGATCGCCCGCCTGATCCCATTGGATGTGGGAGTGATCACGGCAGAGCGCGGCGCGCTAAGCGTCTGTGATGCCATTTTGATCGGCGAGTTCGATTCCCACTCCGTGCTCCACGTGGAACATGCAGGATCAGAGTCGGAGCGGCAGATCATGGCGCTTGCGGCGCTCTTGAAGTACCAGCTGCTGCACAATTTCACCGAAACCAATGTCGGCACGCCGGACGAACTCTACGTGCTTGGCGCCAAGGTCACAGAGGCCGCCGCGGTGGCTCTGTCGGTCCGCGGCGATGTCTCAGCGCTCTCGCACTTGACCACAGGCCCGTACTGTAAGTCCTGCCGCGCGGCCTATCATTGCCCAGAACTGGAGAAGCAGGTCCACGCTGAAGTTTTTGGCGAACTGCAGGCGCCGGATGATCCGGAATTGACGCCAATGACCTTGCGTAGCCGTTTGGGTGACCCGGAAGGCTTACCAGCGCTTCTGGCAGCCACGGTGTCAAAGTTGCCCATGATCGAGGATTGGTGCGCCTCGGTGCGCGCCCAGCACGCCTTGGTGAGCGGTGAGCCAACGAAGCCTCAGCCAATCAGGAAGAAGCGCAAATTCAGGAAGCGCAAGAAGCCTAAGAACGCGGCGGCCGCACAATCGTCACTTTGAGTCCGTAAAGCTCCTCGACCTGCTTGATTTTGTTGATAGAGACTCTGGTTGATACCCCTTTACAATCTTCCACCGACAATCTTGCGGTGCCGTTCCACCAGCAGATCATAAAATCTGCCCGGTAAATGATGTGACCTGGTAATCGGAATGGTACCTGACAGAGAAACCAGGCGACGTGACCGGCAGCCTGGAGCATCTTCAGTTCCACGTACCGCCTCGCCTCGAGCTTAGAGTCGAATTTCCACCCGTCGACGATGGTTGGCGTGTTGTGGTACTTGCGCCGCGGTGCGGCGGACTTCAGCGCCTTAAATTCCTCGACCGACATCCGCTCGGTCACGATTCTGCTTTGCAGTATGTGACGCGCCTCTCAATACCGAGCTTTGCCAGTACCTCGTCCCCAGGGTTATCTTGTATGCCGTTTTTTAGGCGGGAAAGGTAAGGAGCCTTTATTCCTACTGCCGCGGAAGCCTTGCGAAGGCCGCCATGCCTCTTTATGAGCCTTTCGGCTGCCCGCTGGATTGGTGTCATGGGCGCCTTTATAGCAAAACACAACCGTTGCCGCAATAGACACCGAAAAGAGTTGCTTTCTTGGGCAACACTGGTATTCTCGCAAAACAGTGAAACAACGGAGACGCCTAGTGGACGTAATCAAGAAAATGAACACGCAAGATCGCTTCATGTATTTCACGATCGGCGTGGGCGCAATCGTCATTGTCTTTCAGATCTGGAGCATCTGGCCGTGAGTCGCATCTACACGGTGATAAATAAGAAAACCGGCGAGATTCAGCGCTACGTGCGGGCCAATTCGCTCAACGCTGCGATCCGCGCCCATGCTCGCGAGGTATTTGAGGCTTCCGCCTCCAGCACCGACGATGTCTACCATGCCGTGCAGGCCAAGGCCTTCGATGTGCTAGACGCCGTCGCGCCGGAGCAGTTGACGCTGGGGGGGGGTAGAAAATGAGTGAGTGGGGCTGGGGTCCGGCGCTGATCCTCGCCTTCGGCATTATGCTGGTCATCTTAGGCGTCGGCGCCTTTGTATCGGAAATAATCCGCCAGAGCCGCGCTCATAAGCGCGCTATGCGTAAATTCTTGGCGAGCCTGCCGAATGAGGAGCGCAGTCGTTTCGCCGTCATGCAAGACTTAAAGGACCTAAACTCATGAAACTTCGCATTGTCCAAGATCACGACACATCCACCCAGCCGTGGTATCGGCTTGAGCAGTACATAGCAGCCGCGGATTGTTGGCATGTCGTCACCAGCGGACCTGATTTGGATTATGTGCGCATCCGTATGGACAAAATGGCGACGCGCAAGTCCGGTGAGCATGAGATCACCGTGTTGCAGGAACGCGAGGTATGAGCATCGAAGCGCTCAGCGCCGATAAGTACCACGCAGACCCTGCGCCGCGGCCATCGCTATCTTCATCTATCGCACACATCCTGCTCGATCAGTCGCCGCTGCACGCCTGGCTTGCGCATCCGCGATTGAATCCGAAGTTTGAGCCTGAGACCGACTCGCGCTTTGACTTAGGGTCCGCAGCGCACATGATGTTACTTGAGAGGCGGGACGATCGGATCGTGCGAGTCGAAGCGGACGATTGGCGCACCAAGACGGCGAAAGAAGCGCGCGATGCAGCGCAGGCGCAAGGCAAGTACGCGGTTTTAGAACGTCAATACTGCGACATTAAGGAGATGTGTGATGCGGCTCGCAAGTTTCTCATGCGGACAGAACTTGGCAACATTCTGGACACCGGTGAAGCTGAACAGACACTGGTCTGGCAGGATAACGGTGTGTGGTGTCGCGCCAGACCCGATATCATGTCAAAAGATCGTAAGATTGTCCTGGACTACAAGTCCACCGCGAGTGCTGAGCCTGGAGCCTTCGCCAGACAAATAGGGCGCATGGGCTACGATCTGCAGGACCAGTTCTATAGTCGCGGTGTCGAGGTGCTAACCGGCAAGCTCCCGATCTTCGTATTTTTGGCGCAGGAAATCACCAAGCCGTACGCCTGCTCGCTCGTGGCGCTATCCAATTCCTACCAGTTCGTCGGGCAAGACAAAGTGACTCGCGCGCTCGATCTATGGAAAACCTGTCTGCTGCAGAACTCGTGGCCATCCTACAACACGCGCATTCACTACGCGGAGCCGCGTCCTTGGGATCTCACTCAGGCAGAAGAGGCCGCTTTGCAATGACGTTCCAGATCAAAGATTCGCTGGAAGTTCAGTTCTCCAAGGCTCCAGCCATCGCGATTGCAGGTCCGTCTGGCAGTGGCAAAACCGAGTCTGCCATGCGCCTTGCGCGCGGGTACTGCGGAAAGGATAAGTTTTTGGTGATCGACACCGAGGAGAAGCGCGCACTGTATAAGAAGGCCCGCTATCAGCCTTGGGATTGGATGGACTTTCAGCCGCCGTTCACACCGGAGGCGTGCGCCGAAGCGCTTGAGGCCGGCCGCGGCTACAAAGCTGTAATCCTAGACAGCGGCAGCCACGAATACGCAGGGCCTGGCGGCCTGCAGGATATTCAGATGGCGACGCTCGAACGAATGTCGAAAGGCAACGAGGCGCGCATGGACGCCCTCACAGCGCCGTCCTGGAAGGATGCGAAGCTGCGGCACAAGTCAAAGTTCATGTCTTACCTTATCCGCTATCCGGCCTTACTGATCGTTTGCCTGCGAGCTGAGCCGAAGGTCAAGTTTGTGAAGGACGCGAACGGCAAGACACAAATTGTGGACGCTGGCTACGTGCCAATTTGCGAAAAAATGTTCATGTACGAAATGTTGGTGGGATGCATGATGACTGCCGACAACGCCGGTGTGCCGCAACACGTCAAGCGACTAGAAGCGGACATGGAGCCGGTGTTTCTAGCGGGCAAGCAGATCGACGAGTCCACTGGCGAACGCCTGGCAGAATGGTGTGCCGCGCGACAGCCTGGGCCGCTAACCGACGCCGAATTGGACGATCTTTGCATGACCATGGATGTCAAAAGCATGTCGGAACTGGAAACCTCGTTCGGTAAGGCGTACACCAGGGCCAAGAAAATACCTGACCAGCGCGCCATGAAGAAGTTAAAGGCGGTGTACGACGGACAGAAGGGAGCATTGCGGGGTACAGCGCCGTGATCCGGACACTTTTAAAATGGTTCAAGTGTCGCGCGCTGTTCGTATCCTATGCCGATCTGCATCAGTACCGCCGCACACCTGATTTTAGGATTCGAAAATGACCACGATGAATGATCTGTTCGACCTGTACGAGACCGAGTGCATCCCACGTCTGCAGTGGCGCTCGCAGCGCGACTATCGAAGCATCATCATCATTCTGCGGCGCACATTCGGTCACAAACCGGTGATCGAAATGCGCCCGAAGGACGTAGCCGAGTTTATCAATGTGCCAACCGGACGCGTCCACCGTAATCGCATGGTCACGATCCTGTCCACGGTTTTTAAAAAGGCGATGGGCCGCTGGTGCCTGGATTTGAATCTAACCAATCCATGCACGGTGATCGAGCGCTGGCCGACAAAGCCGCGCAAGCGCTACGTCACTGACTATGAGTTCAACCGCTTTCGAGCAATCTGCCGCCCGCAGGTCCAGATTGCAATGGACCTTGCACTGCTGATAGGTCAGCGCCAAGGGGACATAATCGGCATGAAATGGTCGCAGATCAATGACAACAAAATTGAGATTGATCAAGGTAAGACCGGGAAGAAACTCGCCATAGTCATTTCACCGGCCGTGGAGGAAGTCCTGGATAGAGCGTGGCTTATGGAGCCACACTGGCCGCGTGAGTACGTGGTTCGCACCAGCTACGGCTTACGTCACACTGAAGATGGGTTTCGCGCGATGTGGCAACGCTACTGCCGCGAGTGGGAGAGACTCGGAAATGAGCGCTTCCACTTCCACGATCTGCGCGCGAAATGCATATCGGATAACCCGAATTTCGACGCCGCATATTTATTGGCTGGACACATAGATCCAAAAATGACGCGCGGCGTTTATGACAGGAACCGGCGCGAAGTCCAGCCGCTCAGATAAGGGAAAATGAGTGGAACTTCGCAAGCAAAGGTACCTTGAGTGAACAACGATCAGCATCCATGTATCGAATGCGCCTGGTACATAAAGCCGAGCCTTTTCATGCGAATTTTCTTCCCTGGGCTGATGTTCAATGAACGCTGCGGACACCACCGAGCGCGCGACAAGGTAGACGGAAAGCCGATGCCATGTGTGACCGTGCGGATCTCGGAGTGCGATGGAAGGGAAGGAACTTTGTTTCAAGCGTCATCTAATGCAAAGGAAGGTGTCAAAAATGACTAAGAAACAGAAACTTGGATGGTGGCTCTACATTGTAGCGATGGTCGTCATCGGCTTCTTCGTGGTGCCCATGCTGATATCGACCGCCTCGACTCTCGCCGTGCTATTCGGGGTAGCGCTCCTAGTCGGTCTCGGGCTGTGGAGTTGGGAACAATGGATTTCAGGACTAATAACCAAAGCAAAGGAACAATTGAAATGAAAAAGCTATTCATGGTTGCCGTGGTGCTGGGGCTTGTCGCTTGCAGCAAAGTGCCGCCTGGTAATGTCGGCATCTTGGTCAACCTATATGGGGACTCCAAGGGTGTGCAGATGCGCGAGGTTGGAACCGGACGTTATTGGCTCACGCCAAACGAGAACTTGTATCTGTTCCCGACATTCACTCAGACCTACACCTGGTCCACCAAAAACGGTGAGCAGATAAAGTTTCAATCGGTCGAAGGGCTGTCTATCACCGCGGATGTTGGCATCACGTACCGCATCACGCCTGACAAGGCGTCGTTGTTGTTCCAGAAATATCGGCGCGGCATCGAGGAAATCACGGATATCTATATCCACAACATGGTCCGAGACGCATTCGTGGAAGAGTCTTCCAAGCTGCCAATCGAGACTATTTACGGTAAGGGTAAAGCAGAGCTTGTCGCTGCCGTCCAATCGAAGGTGCAGGCTGCTGTGACGGATATCGGCCTGGTGGTCGAGAAGGTCTATCTGGTCGATGACCTGATTCTGCCGGATGCGGTTGTAGCGTCAATCAATTCCAAGATCAAAGCCACGCAAATGGCCGAGCAGCGGCAAAACGAGGTCGCCCAGTCAACCGCCGAGGCCAACAAGGAAATCGCCGCTGCGCAAGGCGTAGCACAATCCAAGCTGATTGTCGCGGAAGCCGAAGCCAAGGCCATCAAGCTAAAGGCTGACGCGCTCAAGGAGTCGGCCTCCCTGGTGCAATGGCAGGCCGTGGACAAGTGGGACGGCAAGTTGCCGACCGTCAGCGGTGGCAATACGCCTTTTATAAATCTCGCGCCGGCAAAGTGACAGCACTGCAAAGAGAGGTTGGCGAATGATCCGCTGGAAGCTCACAACCATAGATCACGCCATAATGATGGCGCCGTCAGGAATGCAGCCTACAACTCCGTCTATCAGCATCAAGCAAGATCCGGTGGAGTACGTGCTTGCGGCTGATTCTGACGTCCGCATCCGCGAGCTTGAGACAGCACTCGCCGAACTAGTTACCGCCTTGGAACTGCAAGGGCTGCATAACCGGCTAAATGCGTGGACCAAGATCCAAAAGCGGCTGTCAGGCGTACTGCC